CAGCCTACAAGCCGCAGGCAATGATAAACAGGAAATACAAAAGAAGTTCATAGTTTTTAATACTTATGTTATAATGTCCGTAGCTAGGGCTAGTCGGGAATTACATTGGCAAATTCAAATCAAAAGGGTAAGAAAAGCACATCACTCGGCAAGAATGTTGAAATGGTTGTTGCAGACTTTAACGCATCTTGGAAGTATACGCAAAGTTCGTGGCACGACCGCTGGCAACGCAATCACTACCTGTACAATGGACAACGGACATCTCGATCTTACGAAGGCATCACCGACACCTTTGTTCCTATGACATTCTCAACGGTTGAAACTATGGTTTCAGCCCTATTCGGTTCACGCCCAAAGTTCCGCTATGACCAACCAGAAAGCAAGCCAGACCAAGACACAGAGATTCTCAACTCGCTGCTCGACCACTATTGGGACAAAGACCAGTGGAGCTTAAAGGTCATCAACACCGGCCGTAGTATGCTTAAGCTGGGTACAGGCGTAGACTACTTTACTTGGGACATCGACCACCCTGTGCTTATCAACGTGCCGCTTAGGGACTTCTTCATCAGCCCCGACTCAATAATGCTAGACGAGAAGAACACACGCTACTGTGGACGGCGCTACTTGACCACAAAAGAAGAACTCGAAAGCTATGAGATTGTAGACCTTGACGGTAAGCCAGATGAAGATGGAAACTACCCGCTCAAGAAGAAGTACAAAGTACCTAAAGATATAACAGGAGGAAAGAGCAATGAAAACACTGACAAAGAAGAAAAAGATCTATGGTACGGTTCAACCGTTGAAGATGCCCAAAAAACGCAAATAGAAGTCATTGAATACTGGACGGAAGATAGGGTCATCTCTATCGCTAACCGCAAGTACGCCATTGAAGATACAGAGAACTACTACAAGGCCAAGGCTAAAGCTAACGGTGTTAAGTACCCTAAGGGTATCTTGCCATTTGCAGATGCACGTGACTACGTTGATGAGAGCCTATTCTACGCCAAGGGCGAGGTAGACTTCATAGCAGACCAGCAGGAAATACTTAACGACCTTACAAACCAGTACGTTGATTCAATTACCTTTAACCTAAACCCAATGTTTGAGGTAGACCCAGGCAACGCTGATAAGGTAAACGAAGTGGAAAGCATCCCCGGTGCTGTCTATCCTTACGCCGTCAGACCTATCCCGCAGGGCAACACACCGATGGACGCATTTAACGAACGCCAGAACATCAAGGCTGAGATGCGTGAAACTACAGCCTCTAACGAAGTGGTGCGTGGTGGCTCTAGCGATAATCAGGCAACCGCTACAGAGATTAACGCACAGATAGCTGGTGCTGGTCAGCGCATCAGCCTAAAGGTCACGCAAATAGAAAACGGCTACTTCCACCGTATGGCAAAGATTGTCTTTGAGATGGTCAAGCTATACGTTACAGAACCTATGATGGTTAAAGTAGTCGGCAAGAAGGGTGCAAATTGGGAAGAGTTTGACCCTAAAGACTTCCAGGACAATTACGAACCACGTGTACAGCTCGACATCACCGTACAGGCACGACAACAGCAACAAGCCGCCAACTCTAAGGAACTACTGGCCGCCTTTCTTAATGACCCAGACGTAAACCAGCCAGAGCTAAAGAAGCTGGCGTTGCAACGTGGCTTCGACCTAGACCCAGATGAAGTAGATATGCTGATGATAAACCAAGAAGAACTAATGGCACAGCAAGGACAGGAGATGCCAATGGACGGTATGCCTATCGAGGGTGAAGTGATGCCAACGGAGGGCGAACTGCCACCTATTGAAGCATTGCCACCAGAAGTCCAAGAGCTGATTGCAGGAGCAGGACAAGTATGACCGAACTTACACAGCTAAACTCTGAACTTCGGCGGCTGAACCGTGATTACTTGTCTAGCCCCGCTGGTGAGGCGTTTGTTAAAAAGTTGGATTGGCTCATTGATGAAGAACACAAGAAAGCAGAGGGCGAACCTGAACGTGCTAGTCACTTCACGTCACGTGCTGCCGGTATCCGTTCGGTTAAGAATGAGCTGATCGCTATATCGCAGGAGGTCAAGCTAAAATAGTATCATAAGTCTAGACGATGAGTTGGGGTCAGTCAAAATAACTGTCTAAAAGACACTAGCCCGTGTAACCAACTCATCTTCTGGGCTAGTGATAAGACAAAGGAAAAGGTATGGAAGAAGAAACAACCACAACCGAAGTAGTCGCACAAGACGCTGGCGCTCAAGTAGCACAACCAGAAGTAGTAGACAACACAGAGGCGGTTCAGGAAACTGACCAACCAGAGCAACAAACCGAAGCTGAACAAGCACCCGTTGAAGATAACGATGTGTTGAAGTTCGCACAAGATAAAGGTTTGGAGCTAGATAGCGACAACACCCGCAAAGCTATTAAAATGGCTATAGAAGCACAGAAGAAAATGCATCAAGCAACCCAGAAGACGGGTGAGTTAGAAAAGGGAATGATCTCTATGTCTGACGCATCTAGCGAACAGGTTGCACAAGCTACAGGACAAGACCCTGAATTGCTTAAAAGATTAAACGCAATGGAAGTAAAAGGCCAAATACGTGATTTCTTTGACGGCAACCCAGAAGCTCGCCAATACGAGTCAGAAATGACAAAGATTGCAGCCGAAGCAGGACTTTACGGTAGTGCAGAAGCAATACTCAAAGCATCATACGCTATGGCTAAAGCAGGCGACACAAGCGCTACAGCCTCAGTCAAGTCACAAGCGAAGCGAGATACACTCGAATCGTTAGCCCACAAGCAACAGGCCGCTGTTCCACGTGGGAATGCTACAACCTCTGACATTACGTCAAAGGAGAAGCCGTTTGCCGAACTCTCTATTACAGAGATGGAAGCAAAGCTCGGCACAATTCGACGGTAACACGGCTATAACTAATTTCTAAGAAAGATTAAACACTATGGCCACTCAAGTAACTACTGGATTAACCCAGGAAATGAGTACTTACTACGACAAGGTTTTCCTTGCACGTGCTGAGTACGAATACATTTTTAACCAAGGCGGACAAATGCGTAGCCTACCTGCAAACGAAGGTAAAACTGTTGTCTACACACGACACACCCCTCTTGCAACTGCTACCACTGCCTTAACAGAGGGTGTAAACCCTGCCGAAGTAAACCTTTCAGCAACTAACGTTTCAGCAACACTTGTTGAATACGGTACTACTGTAAAGATAAGCCGATTCTTGAGCCTCACCTCAATCGACGCTAACAACAAAGAGAAAATCGAAGTTGTTGGTCAGAACATGGGTGAAACTCTTGATGAAATCACACGTAACGAATTGTTTACAGGCGCAACAGCACAACGTGCTGGTGGTAAAGCTGCACTTACTGACATTGGTATTACCGATGTTCTAAGTGTTGAAGAACTACGCCTCGCAACTCGAACACTCAAGCTAAACAAAGCTCGTCGTTTCCAAGACCGAATTGCCCCATGGATGGGTAAACTTGGCCCGAACACTAGCTACGACCTTACTAAAGACGCTACGTTCTTGTCAGCCGACATTTACGACAACGGCGCAGAGCGCCTATACAACGGCGAACTAGGTAAGATTCTTGGTGTACGTTTGATTGAAAGCCCTAACCAATACGAAGCAGTAAACGCTGGTGCATCAAGCGCCGACCTTTTCTCAAACTTCGTACACGGTTCAGACGCATTCGGTTGTATCGACCTTGTAGGTGACAAGCCTCAGCTATACATCATCCCTAGCACAAAGATTGACTCTGGCAACCCTGCTGGTCGTTTCTCAACTGTCGCTTGGGCTGCATCGTATGTCTGTAAGACTTTGAACGCAGGTTGGTTGATCGACATCAAAACAGGTGCTACAGGCCAGACTTAGTCTTGACCTCAGTGAGTGGGGAGCAATCCCCGCTCGCACCTTGGTAATACTTATGGTATAATTCAATCACTAACATAGGGAGTAAGAAATGCCTACTAAAGAACCAGAAGAAGTAAAAGAATTAACGCAAGACGAAAAGATTGTTGATGCGTATCAAAAGAGCAGTCGTTCAATTCAAGACATTGCACGAATCTTTAACGTCAGCGTAGACCACGTGCTAAACCTCATCGGTGCAAGCGACCTTGCCTCAGTACATATACAAGGCGACCTTATAGACGAGAGCGAACTAGGGCCGGGCGCACAGTTCAACCACGGTAAGACCGAACGCATTAACTTCACGACTAATTAACATGTACGGAAGAACTGGCGACCTTGAAAGACTAAACAAAGATCGCAATGACTTTTCACTTAGTAGGTTCGTCAGATTAAGAGCAGATATGGCACACCGTGAGATAACAAATCAAATTAAAGACACAAAGCTTATGTCTTTAAGAGAACAACTCATACGTGCCGCCAAAGCTCACGATTCAGAAGCAGAGCAGAGAATACAAAGACAAATGCGACAGCACACGGGCGAAGATAAGGAAACAGGACAATGAAACCTCAAGATATTATCAAACAGAAGCGCCTAGAGTCTGCCGAGAAGAAGCAGAAAGGTCAAGAGATTGACGACATGGGTAGCGTATTTGCTCGCAAACTCCGTGATGAACTTATGATGCTTGGCTCTCCTGCTGTTATGTCATCACCTGATGCCTTTACGGAACGTATTGGCAAACTTAACGAAGTCCTGTCGGGAGCTATCGAAGATGTAAACAACGGCACATCAACCATTGAAGAAGTATTTACTAAAGCTATGACCGCATATAAGGCCCTAGCAGAGAAGCAAGCCAAAGATACAGCTCAACAGTCAAATGAAGTAGCAAAGTCGCTCTCTGAGACCGTCAAATTGCTTAAAACGATCAAAACAAGCCCCGTAACTCTTGCAGGTAAACCATTTGATACCGCCTCACTGGAAAGCTCTATCAGAACATCCCTCAATGCTTACGGTGCAACAGTCCAGTCATCTATTCAAGCATTTATCGAAAGTCAAACAAAAGACGAAGTTATAGTT